CATGGGTACAACTATGTACACTATTGAGGATAACTACGGCACAGCGATCTTTAAAGGAGATCACGTGTTACAGTCTGGCGGTTACGTAATTAAAGGAACTGCTTCAGGCGCAACTATTCTTGGTGTATTCAATGGTTGTTTCTACATTGACCCAACTAGCAAAAAGCCAACTTACTCAAATTATTATCCAGGGAGCATAAACGTAACCTCTGCAGGTTCGATCTCTGGTTCAACTAATATTGACGCGTATATCTATGATGATCCGTACATGCTTTTTGAAGCTCAATGTGATGGCACAATAGCTAAAACTGATATTGGTAAGAACACTGATACTGCTCTTACTGCAGGTAGCACAGTCAACGGTCTGTCTAAAAATGAAATAGACAGTAGCGCTGAAGCTACTACAGCTGGCTTACAAGTCAAAATCATTGGGATTACGAAAGATCCAGAAAACGATGATGCTTCAAGTGCTAATGCTAACTGGTACGTTATGTTTAACGAACACGTTAAATTAGGCACAGGTATCACTGGAACATAATAGCTAGAGGAGAGATATAATGGCAATTTCAAGAATGCAATTGGTCAAAGAACTCGAGCCTGGCTTAAATGCCTTGTTCGGATTAGAGTATGACCGATACGAAAACCAGCACACAGAAATTTTCGATGAGGAAAGTTCTGATCGTGCTTTTGAAGAAGAAGTGATGCTAGGTGGGTTTGGCAACGCAGAAGTAAAACCGGAAGGATCAGGTGTTGTTTACGAACAAGCACAAGAAACTTTCACTGCACGCTACTCACACGAAACTGTCGCTTTGGCTTTCTCATTAACTGAAGAAGCCGTAGAGGATAACCTTTACGACAAAATCAGCACAAGATACACAAAAGCTTTAGCAAGATCTATGGCTAACACTAAGCAAATTAAGGCTGCTAACGTTCTTAACAGAGCGTTTAACAGTTCTTTCCTTGGTGGTGATGATAAGGAGCTTTGCGCTACTGATCACCCAACACTTAGTGGAACGCAAAAGAACGAGCTATCGACTGCAGCTGACTTAAACGAAACTTCGCTTGAGCAGATGTTAATTGATATCGCTGATATGAAGGATGAAAGAGGAATGAAAATTGCTCTTCAAGGAGTGAAAATGATCATTCCTGTAAACCTTCAATTCACTGCTGAAAGGTTAATGAAGTCTGCTGGAAGACAGGGAACTGCTGATAATGATATCAACGCAGTCAGAAACATGGGAATGGTGCCACAAGGTTATGTGGTAAACAACTTCCTAACTGACACTGACGCGTTCTTCATTAAAACTGATTCACCTAACGGATTAAAACATTTCGTTAGAGCGCCAATCAGAACTGCAATGGAAGGCGACTTCGACACTGGAAACGTAAGATACAAAGCTAGAGAGAGATACTCATTTGGGTTCTCTGACTGGAGAGGTATCTTCGGATCACCAGGAGCATAAATCATTTAATGGGGCACATAATGTGCCCCATTATTTCTAGCATAACAAGTTATACAGACTGGCTAGACAGACGATATAGAGACTGTATGACAAGATCTATATGATCGAGGAGAATAAAAATGGCTAACAGTACATTTAGCGGTCCGGTAAGAACAGAGGGTGGATTTAACGTAATCAACAAAGCTGCTTCTACTGGCGCAATAACACAAACAGGTTTTTCAGTAAATTCAACTGGACAACTAATATCAATGGGAACTAGAAAGATACAATCTTTTGCTGGTACATTGGCATCAACAAATGCAGCATCAACTGCATACGGAGATGGTGATGTTCTTGTAGAACTTGGTGCATTAAATACAGACGCACCAGACGGACTAGTAACCCCTACTAAATTTTTCATTCACAGAGCATTGATTGGTATTACAACTGCTGCAGGACAAACTCTTGTCGGTGGTTTATCACTAAGTGCAACCTCTGGTACAGCTACTAACTCAGCAGTTTCTTCTGGAACTGAAATCGTTGGTGCTGG